GCACGCGATCACCCTTGACTTATGGGAGGGCAAGGACCCAATTTTTTAGGCTGGCAGCAAAAGCGGCAGCTGGGTGGCCTGTGGTTTGGATTTGAGCAGGAGAGCTTGGATGAGCTGCCATCGCTCTGCGCTGTAAAACGATTGAGATGCAAACCAGTTATGGGCATCGTGATCACGCTTGTTGCTGTTGCATCGATGGCAAGCAGGCACGATGTTGCCGAGGTGATGCTCGCCGCCTTTGCTGATCGGCACAACGTGTTCAATCTGCAGATCTCCAGTCGCACCGCAATAGGCGCAGGCGTGATTGAACTCCCCCCACCGTCTCAAGAGGTGGGAGGGGGTCAAGTGATGGGGGGTGCCATCACGTTGCGCCACCTTGCGCTAGGCCACCACATTAACGCGCAGAGGCGACGGCGCGTTCAAGGCTTGTACGCAGGTATTCGTTGAATCGGCGTTGGACGACCTTACTGCCGATCTCATCAATCTTGAAGATGCGTTGATAGGTGGCTGATGGCTTGCCGACGAACAGGGGCCTAAGGCGCAGTCCGGTGCGTTTGGTGCCTGTTCGTTCGTAGACGCCTGGAGGCCGTGCCCCACCGGCTGGTGTGCCGATAAAGACCGACCCTTTGCCTTTGGTGCTGATCTTCGCTGAAAGCCGCGTCAGAACGGACAGGGACACGTTGCCTTGTGCGTTGCGGTTGATCGCGGCTGGGATAAGTCGAGAGGCATTGCCGACGCTTCCAGAAGCCTGTGCGAAGTATTTGGCCTCGAATGGCTTCGTGCCTCGCAAGCCACCAAGGATGTTGGCTTTGAGATAGGGGCGACGGCGAGCTTCTGGGTAAACCACTGCGATGAGCGTGGTTTTGGTGGACTTTTGAACCAGCCACGCATTTTGGATGAAGGTGGTTGGTCGATCAAAGACCTCGCGTGAAGCGCCTTTAAGAGCATCACGGGCACTGAACGCTGCGCTGTTCAGCGCCTGACTGGTGGCGAAGGGTAGTTGCTTGGCGACCACGGCCGATCGACGTTGCAGGAGACCCATGCCCTGTTGGTCGATGGTGATGTTGATGGCCATGCGCCAAGGGTAGGGGCGGCAGCGCGCCCCCTCCAGTGAAAAGGCGTGAACTAGCGGCGAGCGAGAGGGTGCTCGATCACTTGCTCGGTGAACTGCTCTAGGTGATCGATGCTGCGCTTGCTGATGCCGATGGATGCGTTTAGCCGATTGAAGTGCTTGGTGGTGACGGGAAAGTCCATGGCCATCGCCGCAACGATGCAGGAGCCGTTGTGGACGTAGCTGCCACGGTCACCAACCATGAAGTGCTCTTCGATTCGGTGCTTCAGGTAGTAGCTGCTGACGCCCTTGGACTTGATGGGCTGGGCCTGGGTGAAATACCAGCGGCATAGGCAGACCATGGCGTAGTCGTCGTCTGTCCAGGTCTCTGGCCGCTCTGGCGTGTACCAGTGAATGCCATTGGGGCAGATCTGAGGGAAACGGCGCTGGGCTTCACGGACGGCCTCTTGGGCCCATGCGAGGGCAGCTGCGTCGAAGTAGGTGGTCAATGTCATGAGTGTGTGTCCGGGTAAGGGCTGGACGAGAGCAAATTAGCAGGATGAAGGCAAGGTGAGGGCAAAACCCCAGTAATTGCAGTGGTGAAGGCAACAAAGGCAAGATTCGCCTCTTTCTCTACACACGTATTACTTACCTCTTATATCTTTCTCATACACGTGCGGTAGGCACGGGTTATTAGGGTTCGACATAGTGTTTGCAAGGGGTTTGGCCTTCGACTTGGGTTCGATTTAGCCTCGAAACGAAGGCAAGTTGCCTTCACCCGATCGAGGGTGGAATTTGGACGCCGACAAGGGTCACCGTTCTTGCCTTCGCATCTCGGGTCGTCTTCAACTCGGGGAACACCACCTGCAGGCGCTGCACGAGCAGCCTCGATGCCTTGACCGGGGGGTCGTTCGGTGGATCGATGACCCACCTGCCATTGCCGTCCTTGAAGCCCTCTTCCTGGTACCAGCGGCACAGATGCGCCCAGACCGCCAGCAGGGGTGTCTCAGCCTCTTCCTCCCACTGAAGCCCCACCTCATCGCAGAAGTCCCAGAGGTGGCTGCCCTTGCGTCTGACAGCCTTCATAGCCTCCCGACCGGTCTCGTAGTCAATGCCGTGCTCTACCGCCAGCTGCAGGCCCTCTAGGAGCCAGTTGAGGAAGGCTGGGCAGATCTGGGTGGAGATGAACTCGGGGTCGTCCTTCAGGCGTGGATCGGCCTTGATGTGGTCGGGCCTTGTCGGCACCGACATGTAGGTGCGTCTGAACTGGAAGACGTGAAAGCGGGTCTCGATGGCGGCCTGCTCACCGGTCAGGGATGGCTCCTTGTTGAGATTGAAGACGAACAGGCAGTTAGGGGTGAAGGTGGACTCCTGGATCCCCTTCACCTCCCATGCCAGCTCTTCGCCTGAGATGGCGGACTTGAGTGCCTGCAGGCTGTCGATGTGAACGAACTGGCTGTTCTCGGAAGACCAGTTGATTGAGGCGTCGCGGAGGGGTGCGATGGGGAATTTCCGGCCTTGGTCGTACTGGCGGAAATCGGCAAGGGTGCAGGAGCTGAAGTTGCGAGCGCCGAGGGTGTTGCGGAGCGCAGTGCGGATGGTGTCCTTGCCGTTGGAACCGGAACCGATCATGAGCAGCGCCCTGGGACGGCCGCGTTTGGCGCGATAGGTGGCGAGATCTAGGGATGAACCGAGGATGCGCTGGATGGTGTCCTGATCGGTTGGCTCTACCGCCTCCAGCAGGGTGTGGAGGTATTTCGGATCAGCGTCCGGGTCGTAGTCGTAGCTGGTGACGTAGGTGAAGGGGACGGAGGGGTCGTGGGGTGAGAAGTCCAGCTCAAAGCGGCCGTGGTTCCAGTGCCAGCTGACGACACCATTGCGGCAGTTGACGGCATTGGGTGGGTTGACTTCGCAGCTACCGAGCCGGTCGCGGAACCATGCGAGGGACTCGGCTACATAGCGAGGGCGTGCCCATGGATGGATGATCGGACCGTTTTTGCCATCGCGGGCCTCAAGGGTTGACAGGAAATGGGCGAGCTGGGGCGTGAGGTTGGAATCGGGAACGGGCTCGTAGTGGGTGTCGTTCCAACGATGAAAGATGTTGTCGTGACAGATCCAACGATCCTTGGGGTAGCGAAAGACGCCTTTAAGCACCTCCGGGAGATAGTCAGCGGTCTTGCTGCCGAGCTGCGTGTTGATCACATCCACCATGTCGAGGGCGGATGCAGCGGGGACTTTGCGGACCACCTTCATGGCGGAAGGCGGCTGCCAGCCGTGCTGCTTGGCGAAATACCAGAAGGTGCCGGCAGTAATGCGTTCACCGCCTGAACGTGCAACCTGTTCGATCTCTGCAAACAGGGGGCTGTGCTTGGCCATGAGGCCCTTGGCGTAGTCGATGGTGCCGCCGGCTTCTTCGCACGCCTTGATGAGGCCCCAAAGCAGGTTGCGATAGAGGGGATATTGCTTTTGCTTGGGCACTGCTGCGGGGATGCAGCTGAGTGCGTCTTCGACTTGGCTGAGGGGGCGCGGGTCGTAATCGGTGAAGCGTTGCGCGCGTTCCAGCTGCTCCAGCGTTTCCTCTGCTGGGAGGCAGGCTTCGATCTGTTCGAGGGTGTAGAGCTGCTCTGAGACGTGAACGATGGAAGCCTGGGCGCCGAGGGTGCCATCAGCTGAGACGTGAAATGTGCCCGGTAGGCGCATCACACGGGATGGGTTCTTGAGGGTGCGATCGGCGTCCGCGTGATCGAGCAAGCGTGTCTGGATGATGCGCCACCGTTGAGGACTGATCAGCTCAGAGAGCACCCAGTAGTTATGGATGGACTTGCCGCCGGTATCGACTTGAATGGTGGGTTCTGGCAGGCCAAGATCACGCCATGCAGTAACCTGCCAATCCTTAGGGCGATCATCCCATTCACAGAAGAATGCGCGGCAGGCTGTGATTTCTGCGTCAGTGTCACCGCCATCGTTAATGACGACGTAGACGCCGCGTCCTTCTGCTTGCCAGTTCTCTACAACAGAGCGAGATGGTGGCGCCTTGCGTCCTGAATCGTTGGGTTTATTAGGGTGTCCTGAGGGGTAGAAACCACGCAGGCGCGATGTGCCTGTTGGCTTCCCGATGATCGTCAGGAACTCACGGATTGCGCCGAAATCTGGTGTTTTCTGTAGATTTGTCATGTCTGCAGGTAAGGGCTGTGGACCGCGGCCGGGGTGTGTGGAGCACCGCCGGCCACCTTTTTGGGCAGGTGCATTATGGGGTGCCTTCCAGGATTGTGACGGCATCAGCCACCGATCTGGCCACGCCAGCGATGCCACCAGCACCACGCACCGCGCCGATCCAAGCGTGCTGCTCGGGTCTGACGCGACCATTGGGCAGCTTGATTTCAATGCTGGTGAATACAGCGATCCGCTGCCCGACCATCTCAGGGGTGACCACCACGGTGCGCCAGCCGATCAGATCAGCAGATCCGCGAGCCAGGCCAAATGTGACGAGCCGACCCGTACGTGGATCGGGCAGCGATCCGACCTGATTGCGGAACAGCTTCAGATCAGATCGCGTGCCAACGGCAAGTCGGATTTGCTGTTGAAGGGTGGTCTCAGCGTTGGCCACGGGCGAAGTAAACGTGCTTCGCCCATCCAACTGGATTCTTCATGCCTCTGGCTTGCCCGACAGCAATGAGTTGTTGCAGGGTGCGTGCTTGCCGGCGCTCATCAGTGCGTTGGCGCACTTCCTCGCGCTTGAGCTCACGCAGCTCGCCAGCCATCTCGCGTATGACCCGCGATCTGATCGGCACACAGCCTGCCCCACACACCGGACAGATCGGCGCGGGCTTGAATGCTGCGAAGCATTCGGGGCATGTACGTACAGATGGCGCTGGTGTGCCTTTGCTGCGCCGCATACGGTCATCAAGCGACCAGTCACGGTGATCATCGGGGAATCCATGCCGCTTGACGTTGCCGACGTGATCAAGGATCACTGCGTGCGCCTTGCCAGGTGCTGGCCGCAGCACACGACCGACCTGCTGCAGGTAGAGGCCTAGTGATTGCGTGGGCCTGAGCAGGATGGCGCAGCTGGCGGCTGGCACGTCGAATCCTTCGCTGACCACGTCGACGGTGACCAGCACGCGGATGCGATGCGCGGCAAAGTCGGCCACGACCTGATCGCGGTCTGGAGTATTGCCTAGCAACAGTTCGGCGCCAATACCTGCCGTCTTAAATGCGTCGCACACTGAGACGGCATGGTTGACATTGCAGCAGAACGCGATCGCTTGCTGGCCTGCTGCAAGGCGCTGGTAATGGCTGATGGCGTCACCGGTGACGGTTGGCCGATCCATAGCGGCCGCGGCCTGATCGTTGGCGTAATCACCACCACGGCTGCGGATGCCCTTGAGATCGGCCACCACTGGCGGCGCGTAGATGCGGGCTGGTGATAGGTAGCCAGTGAAGATCAGATCGGCCACTGATGGGCCGAGCACCATGGTGTCAAAGGTGCCGCGCAGGCCGCAACCATCTAGACGGCATGGCGTGGCGCTGACACCAAGACGGTAAGCATCGGGCCAGTGGTCGAGGATGCGCGCCCACTGGCCTGCAGTGGCGTGGTGGGCCTCATCAATGATGATCAGAGTCGGCTGCCAGTCCAACCGGCTGAGCCGGCGCGCGAGTGTCTGGACGGATGCGATCTGCACCGCGTGATCGGATGACGGAATGCCTGCGGCGATGATGCCGTGCTCGAGGCCGACCCATGCGAGCTTGCTGCTGGTCTGGTGGATCAGTTCACGGCGATGCACAAGGATCAGGACGTGGCGATTGCGTGCTGCGGCGTTGGCTGAGATCGCGGCGATGATTACCGTCTTGCCCATACCCGTAGGAGCCACCAGCAGCACTGACTTAGCGCCCGACTGATAAGCCGAGCGCAGATCATCAATGGCGCGGTCTTGGTAAGACCTCAGTTGCATGGCAGCAGCTCCGCCTGCTTTGCCGCTTGTGCATTGGTCAGGTTCTTGACAGCGCAGTTGAAGTAGCTGGGCTTCAGTTCAAAGCCAACGAAGCGGCGATCCATCTCAAGGCTGACGTATCCCTCGCTGCCGATGCCAGCAAAAGGGCTCAGCACGAGATCGCCAGGGTTGCTCCACAACTGCAGGCCGCGGCGGATCACCTCGAGTTGCAGCGGGCAGATGTGGCGTTCATCCTCATTGGCGCGAGCGCTGCGGTATTGCAGCGTGTCGGATGGATTGATGTCCATCCATACGGGGCTGGCGTAGCGCTGCCAGATATTGATCGAGTCTTTGATCGCATCACCGGTCTTGGCTGGTGGGTTCTCACCTGCAAACTCAGTGAACGGGCCAGCTACCGGCTCTGCGTTGTCGCCCAGCTTGCGCACGGTCACCAGGTAGTCAGGGATGCCTTGGCGGCTGAGTGCAGAGTCCTTGCGCACTTGCTTGTGCAGCAGACCGATCGCTTTGGTGCGCTGCATTGCGGTGACGGGATCCTTCCAGATGCACACCTCGCTATGAAACACAAAACCAGCAGCCTGGAAGATGCGCAGCATGTCACCGCGGAAGTCCTTCACACCGATGAAGCCATCGCGTTCTTTGCTGCTGGGCAGATTCATGCAATGGAAGCTGATCAGTCTGCCGGGCATCATCACGCGGTGCAGCTCGCTGGCGAGGAATCCAAAGTGATCGAAGAACTCCTGCTCGGTGCGGCTGTTGCCCATATCGCGGTCGCTGTTGCTGTAGGTGTAGAGCGACGCGAACGGCGGGCTGAAAATGCTGTAGTGGATCGAATCAGAGTCCAGCTGGCGGATGCTCTCAACGCAGTCGCCCATGTACAGATCCCAGCTGTCGCCGGTCTTGTGCTCAGTGATGTGTGGAGCGACCTGGCGCTGGATCTTCTTGAGTTGTTCCATTGTGGATTGCTTCATGATGGTGACCATTGATTCGGCCATGGCGATGCTGTCCGCTTCCTTGCGGCGGATGTTGTCGATCACGCGGCCTTCTGCCACGTCGTAGATGATGTGAGCATTGACGGGTTGCTGTTGCCCGAAGCGCCAGCAGCGGCGGATGGCTTGATAGAACGCTTCGTAGCTGTGTGACAGACCAACGAAGGCGACGTTGTGGCAGCCCTGGAAGTTCAAGCCAAAGCCAAAGATGCTGGGCTTGCTGACCAGCACGCGGATCTTGCCGTCTTGGAAGTCGATGGCGGCTTGCTGCTTGTGATCATCCGAATCGGAACCACTGACCTCGACTGCGCCATGTATGGCAGCAGTCAGCGCCTTGGATTCATCGTTCAGGTCACACCAGATCAACCACTGCTCGGTGCTGTTGTTGGCCAGGGTGGCTGCTGCTGCAACGCGCAGATCGAGCGATGCCTTGCGCACCTGCCGCTGATCGCTCAATGTGCGGGCCTCCATGGCGAATAGTGCCATTTGGCCAGCGTCATCAGTTGCGGCATCACGTGGCGCCTCAACTGTGCGGTCACTGATCTGAAGTGCCGGCAGGATGAAGCTGCCATCGTCGTAGCCAAGGTCTGATGGCTTGCGGATCGTGACGGCCCAGCTGCAGACCCACTCCCAGAACTTGCTCCGCGCGTGACCCTTGATCCGCCACTTAGCGGTATCGCCGCCGTCATGCACAAAGAACATGGCCAGCATCTCAGTGCGGGTCATCACGCCGATGAACTCGGCATGGTTGCCGAGCTCCATGTGGTCGTTCGGTGCTGGTGTGGCTGAGCAAGCCAGACGGAATGGGGTCTGCGCGAAGGACTCGATGATCTGATTGCGGATCTTGCCCGTATATGCCTTGAGGATGCTGCTCTCATCCAGCACCACGCCATCGAATGCGGATGGGTCGAAGTGGCTCAGCTTCTCGTAGTTGGTGATCGTGATGCCGGGCTTGACCTCGGCCTGCGTTGCAGCAAACGAGCATGGGATGCCGAACTTGCTGCCCTCGCGCACGGTTTGATGTGCAACGGCAAGCGGCGCCAGCACCAGCACGTTGCCTTTGGTGTGCCGGCAGACCTGTGATGCCCATTCGAGCTGCATGGCGGTTTTGCCCATGCCGCAGTCGGCCCAGATGCAGAACCTGCCAACACGGCAGGCCATGGTCACGATGTCCCGCTGAAAGGGGAACAGCGGCGCGGTGAAGGATGCCGGATCAAATCCTGCTGGTGGGCAGGCTGTGGACTTTGAAGCCAGAAAGTCTGAGTAGGTCATAGGCGGAGGATCGGGCTGGGTGTCCCAGCGCTCGGCACAGTAGCGCAGCCTGCCGCAACTGCTAGTATTTGGCCGCAATTGCCCGCAACTATGGACAACACCGCGTATCACGCGCATCCGGCTGTCTCAAAGTCTCATCTGGATCTCATCGCGCGATCACCGCTGCACTACTGGTCGCGCTACCTGGATCCGAACCGAATCACGCCGGAACCCTCTGCTGCCATGCGCCTTGGCACTGCGCTTCACACACACGTGCTCGAGCTGAGCAGGTGGGATGAAGAGATCGCCGTAGCGCCTGCCATGGATCGCCGCACCAAGGCAGGCAAGGAGTCTTATGCAGCGTTCGAGGCCGCTGCCAAGCGCAAGACCGTGATCACCGCCGACGATGCCGAAGTGGTGATGGCTATGGGGCGCAGCATCATGCGCCATCCCGGTGCAGCAATGCTGCTAGGGCTGCCGGGCAAGGCTGAGACCACGCACATGTGGACAGACGCCACCTATGGGATGGAGTGCAAGTGCCGGCCGGATTGGCTGACCGATGACGGCAGCATCATGGTGGATCTCAAAACCACCAGAGACGCCAGCCCGCGCGGCTTCATGCGCAGCATCGCTGATTACCGCTACCACGTGCAGGCCGGTTGGTATCTGAACGGGGTTGAGCAGGCCACCGGCAAGCGCCCTGATCAGTTCATCTTCATCTGCGTGGAATCGATCGCGCCATACGCCGTAGCGGTGTATGCCGCTGATGAGGTGATGACTGATCGCGGCTACGAACAGGCCATGAAGGATCTAGGCAAGCTGGCCGTTTGCCGTGCTGCTGACAGCTGGCCGAGCTACAGCGATCAGATCGAGACCATCAGCTTGCCGGGTTGGATGACAGGCGCCAGTGGGGCGCAGCAGCAGCTCACCGAGATCGAGACGTACTGATGACTGAATCCACAGCACTCACCACCACGCAACCGGGAGGCTCAGTCTTCTCAGGCATCCAAGCATTTGAGGATGCGCAGCGTATCGCCAAGGCCCTCGCCAGCAGCACGCTGATCCCGCCGCAGTTCCAAGGGCAGCAGGGCTTTGCCAACTGCCTCGTCGCGCTCGAGATTGCAGGCCGGATGGGCATCAGCCCATTTCTTGCCATGCAGCACCTGCACGTGATTCACGGCCGCCCATCGTGGAGCAGCAGCTTCATCATTGCGATGGTGAACGGCTGCGGCCGCTTCAGTCCGTTGCGGTTTGAGATGAGCGGTGAAGGCGATGGCCTGGCCTGCTATGCAGTGGCCACCGATCTGGCCAGCAGCCAAGAACTGAAAGGGCCAACGGTCACCATGGCGATGGCCAAGAAGGAAGGATGGGCCACCAAGAGCGGCAGCAAGTGGCAGACCATGCCGGAGCTGATGATCCGCTACCGCGCCGCGGCCTTCTGGGGCCGGCTGTATGCAAGTGACATGCTGCTCGGTATGCAGAGCCAGGAGGAGGTGTTGGACGTGCAGCCGGTAACGGTGAGCGCAGCACCGGCAACCACAAGCGTGGCCGATCTGAATGCCAAGCTGCGGCCTGAAACAGCAGCCGCTGCAACGGATGACGATGAGATCTTCTGACTACTTAACCGCCACGCAGTTATGCGAGCGGTGGGGTGTCAGTCGTGACACGCTGCTGCGATGGCGCAAGACCGGTAAGGGGCCTGCGTACTTCCGCACGCCCGGTTTCGTGCTCTACCCCTTGGCCGAGGTGGAGCAATACGAACAGGCCAACACCATCAACCCCGGAGAGCAATGAGCTTCAAGCTGAACCTGGCGATCTTCAAATCCACCAAGCCTGAGAGCAAGGTGGATTTCAGCGGAATGATGAGCGTGAAGGTGGAGGAGCTCGATGCGTTCTGTGCATTCGTGCTTAGCCAGACGCCAGATCAATACGGCAGCGTGCAGGTACCGATCAGCGGCTGGAAGAAGACCAGCAGCAAGGGGCTTGCCTATGTGAGCGCTGTGGCGCAACCGCCAATGGGATGGGAGCCGCCGCAGGCTGCTGCTGCTGCTCAGAGCTTGGCTGCCGCCACCGATGGCGTGGTGGCGGAGGTGATGGAAGAGCCGTTCTTCTAACGACCCATCAGCTCGCACTCAAGGCGGGCGATCTCATGAACGGCCTGCTGCAGCAGCTGCTGCTGATAGCAGGCTTGCTTCAAGAGCGCCGCGGCCATCACGCCTGCATCTGGACTGGCAATCAGGGTGCGGGCTTGTTTTTCGATTTCAAACTGCTGTTCAGCTGTCAGCTGAACTGCCATCCATTCACCGAAATTCATTCCGTTTGGGGCGCAGTGCCCCCATGTTGCCCTTGGACTGTCCGAAGTGCTCAAGCACGACCCTGCGCGTGCCGATTACAAACAACCGACTGAGTGATCAGATCGTGCGCCGGCGCGTGTGCGTCGACTGCGGCCACAAGTGGTTCACGGTCGAGGTGGCGGTGCCTGATTACGCGGTGGGCTGGAGCGCTGCCCACATGCACAAGCCGGTGCTGCGCGTGCCGCTGGAGCTGAGCGCTGGGCACACGAAGCTGCGCGTGGAGGCGGTGGAGGAGCGCGACCGCTGGGGACGTAACGAAGTGTGACAGCAGCGGTGGACGGTGCGCGGCCTACGGTGTATAGTGGTGACACGAGGGACGGGGATCCCTCGCTAAACAATCTCCCCCGCGGAACCGGGTACACGACGCGTCACCACGAGCCCAACACGGCCTAAGTAAGCCCACACCGCCGGTTGGTCCGGCACACCTATCCACTCCAGCCATGATCGCCACCACCCTGCTGCTGATCTGGAAGCTGATCCTGCCGCTGCTGCTTGTGGTCGCAGTGATCGACTGGCTCACTGCCAGCGACGATCGCCGCGTCCGCATCCTGCACCGCACCGGTCTGAGCCAGCGACAGATCGCCGACCGCCTCAATATCACCCGTTACCGCGTCCGCGTGGCGCTCGCATCATGATCAACCACATCAACAACGCCATCTGCTGTCTGATCGCCGCGAGCGTGTTCGCCATGATCGGCATCGAGTCCGGTGCCCACCACCAGCCCACACACTCCGGCACGCAGCAGGTGGTGCGGCATGACTGACCGCCGCTACTACTTCCGCATTCAGAGCGCGAACGTGATCGACTGCGTGATGGCAGTCAGCATCACGGACGCCAAGGCAAAAGTGTTTGAGGAATACGGCCATCAATGGCCTGATCTCGAATGGATCAACACCGATACCGTCACCGAGTCGATCACCTATGGCTGATGTAAAAGGCGCCCTCTTCCAATGGCGCAATGATGAACATGATGGCGGCTGCTATGGCGAAGGCATCAGCCGGCCAGCAGCCAAGGCACGCACGCGTCAGTTTCGGCTGATCGTCTATCCACAAGGCGCACGTCCGATGACGTGGATCACGCGTGCTGAGAGCAAAAGCCACGCGATCCGGTACGCACAAAACCGCTGGCCGGGCGCAACCGTGGAGGTGGCGTGATGGTGTGCCACCTGCTGACTGCAGCGCTGCTGCTGGCTGCTATGCCAGCCCACGCGCGATCGGTGACGGCCACGGTCTATGACGGCTGGTACCACGGCCGGCAGACCGCCTGCGGCGGCACCTACGAGCACTGGGGCATCAGCGCGGCTCATCCATGGTTGCCATGCGGCACGCCGGTGCGCGTCAGCCACCGCGGCCGCGTGCTCACGGTGCGCGTCACGGATCGCTGTGACTGCTCGAGCCTGGATCTGAGCGCCGGTGCTGCACATCGCCTTGGTGTGCCGCTGGATGGCATCGCCACCGTCACCATCGATCATCCATGAGCGACATCCGCCACCGCATCGAGCAGCTGCTCAGCGACACCAGCGCCTTCACCGCTGGTCAGACTGAGGAGCGCCAGCGGGTCCGCCAGCTGATTGACATCCGCATCGATCAGCTGTGCGGCAACGTTGGGCTCCGCAATCGCCAGCAGCTTTGCGCTGAGCTGCTCCGCATCCGCCAACACCTCGAACCATGAACGCACAACAGCTTGACCAGCAGCGCGCCGACATGATGGACGCGCTGTATGAACGCAGCGGCCGCACCTGCTGCACCTACACCGGCCTGTGGCAGGAGTTCTGCGGCGACATCGCCGCCAACTTCCGCGACACGTCCTATCCCGAGCTTCTGGCGCTTGTCATGCACGGCATCGATGGCACGCAATCGGTGATGACTGAGCCAGCCGCTCGGGCAGCGATCGAGATCTGCCGCCAGCAGCTGCTGGGAGACAAGTGGCGATGAGCCGGCCATTCAAGGCTGGCGAGGAGAACATCGCCGCGATCCTCACGCCGGAGCTGGTGCGCAAGCTGCGCCGGCTCCGCACCGAGGGGTGGAGCTACCGCCAGCTGGCGGCTGAGTTCGATGTGGACGAGAAACACGCATGGCGCATCTGCAAACGCATCGCATGGGGATGGCTTGATGACTGACCAGATCAACCCGGATCACTACCGGCAAGGTGGCATCGAGTGCATTGATGCGATCGAGGCTGCGCTGACGCCCGAGGAGTTCCGCGGCTACTGCAAGGGCAACGTGATCAAGTACACCTGGCGTGAGCGCCACAAGGGTGAGGCGGTGTCGCTGGCCAAGGCGCAGTGGTATCTCCGTCGCCTGCTCGGCAAACTGGAGGGATGATGCACCTGCCCGGCCTCAACCTGCTCGAGCGCGCTGCGCTGTGGGTACTAGTGCGCAGTCGCCGCACCAGCCTGGTGGTGGTGAAGGAGCTGCACTGGCCAACCGTGTTTGTGGCGGCCAACCCGGCCGATCCGGTGGCGGCACACGTCACAGCCGGTGAGCCCGAGCCGGCCAGCATGACGCTCGAGCGTCTCTTCCACCTGCCGAGCTACGGGGAGAAGGAGTGATCAGCCTGCACGCCGGCCGTCTGCTGCTGGTGTGCAGCCGCTTCGACCGGAACTGGCACGCGCGCATTGTGCTGGGTCCAAAGCCCGAGCTGCAGATCGAGGCCGACACCGGCACGGTGCAGCTGCAGGAAGCGCTGCTGCGGGCGCAGTCGATCTACCGCGCAGCGGTCACCAACCTGCGGCCGGCCAGTAGCCCGCCAATGTGTTGGGACTGCAAATATTGGGAGATGCGGCAGCAGTGCTGCGGATACGAGTTGCCAGAATCGAAGAGAAGCGGCGGCCGTTTCGCGGCCAGGTGTGGCCTGTATGTTCGGTCCTGAGGTGATCAGCCGCACTGATCGAGACGGCGGTTACATCGAGACACTCATGCCCGTGCATGGTGAGGTGTACTACCGCAGCTGTGTAGGCGGCACCTGCAGGTACAGCAGCGACCTGTGGCAGGCGGAGCTGTATCTGGACCACCTGCTCGGCCGCTGATGCTCCGCGACGTGCTGATCTTGGTGGTGGAGTATTGGGTGACGTGCCTGATCGCGCTGTGGGTATGCAGCAGGATCCTGCCGTGATTGTGGTGGCCGGTGGCGGGTCCTCACGCGGTGCCCGCCTCACCGCAGCCGGCCGCTGCGGTACCGCCTAGATCCTCGAGAAAGGTCTAGGCCGCAAGATTAGCGCTGCTGGAGAGCCACTGCACGATCGCCCACTCGCCGAGTGCTGACCAGAACGGCTGCTGGCGGTACCAGTCCACCCATGGCTTGTGCCCCTTGGAGCAGTTGCAGCCCATGCAGCAGGCGACCATGTTGCTGGGCACCGTGAGCCCGCCGTGAGCCTTGGGGATGACGTGATCGAGCGTCGGACTGCGATCCAGATCCGCGCCGCAGTAGGCGCAGCGGTAGCTCCAGGCGAGAAGGATCTGATCACGCGCTGATCGCCGGGTGATCAGGCGCGTCTCATCAATGCGGTGTCGATCCACAGAGATCCTCAGGCACCGGCATGCAGTTCACTTCGATGTCGATGATGTCTTCATCGGATCGGACATGCTCAGCGATTTGACTGTAGACATCACCAGGTATGTCATCGGCTGGCGTGTCTGATCGGATGAAGATCTTGGCGGAAACCTCTAGGTAGTAACCGGGCATGGACTGGCCGCCGCTGGTGCCACGGTAGCGGTCGCCACTGAGTCTCACGGGATTACAGAATTGCTATGGGATTGAGCGGCATGATTCGCGCTACGGTCCCGCAATGCAATACATCCTCCGCATCGGCCCGTGGCACATCGGGCCATTTATCACCCATCAGTCCGCCAGCCACTTTGCTGAATCGCACGGCTGCGACGATTACACCATGATCCCAATGGATGATCCGGCTGAGGCACCCGGCAAGATCTATCGGCTGCGCATGGCGCCGCTTGCTACCCCTTGGATGCCGTGACACCCAGATTTGCGTTATAACGGCCGCTCTCTGCATAGCTGCGTTCCACGGTGCCGCTCACCAGCAGGAACTTCATCTGCCCGATGCGTAAGCCCGGCCAGATCGGTAGCGGATGCAGGCGCCGCTGATTGCGCAGCTCCATGGTGAGCCTGCTGCCAAACCACCCTGGATCCGCCCATCCGGCCTCAGCATGATCCCATCCTTCGCGTGCGCGGCTCGACTTCAGGACAAACTGAGCGCCGACGTGATTGGGTAGGTTGAAGATCTCCAGCGTCTCAGCCAGAAAAAACTCGCCAGGCTGGATCCAGAACGGATCATCCTTGCTGTGACCATGCAATTGCACCTTCTGCAGCTCTGGTGTGCTGGCCACCTCCATCATGATCTGACCGCCGAGCGTCACGTCATAACTGGCTGGGTTGAGCTGCTCTTCGTTGTATGGCTGCAGCATTGAATGCTGCTTGCACAGCCGGCGGATCTCGTGGTCAGGTAGCAGCACAGGCGCTTAGTAATCCCAGATGACCTTAGGCCGCCCTTGCCGGATGCCGGTATGGATAAATCCTTTAGGCGCGCCCTTGCCGGTGCTGTATGGCCAGTGATTGATGCACCACTCCTGCAGCTTGTAGATATCGACTCCCTGGATGTACCAGTCCACAGCGCCGACACCTGGCGCGTTGTAAAGGTGCTCCGATCCAGATGCGCCGCCAACTGAGCGATTGACAGCCGATGGCCTGAATCCGCTGGTGATGATGATCGCCTTTCCACCGAATGCCGTGCGAGCGCGCTCCAGAAATGCCGCCAACTCCGCTGCTGTGTCCAGCTGATACTGATGCTGGAACCTGCGCGCCTCCTGATCCAGCGCAAACTCTCCGAGCCTGATGTGCGGCGTGATGCGCGCGGTAAATGAACTGTTGGGACGCAGCTTGGCGGTCTCTGGTTCTGCCGCGGCCTGATGCTGCCCCCAGAGTTTGCCTTCTGCCCTGCGGCGCCGCAGCAGCCCAGCCTCCACGTTGGTGCCAGGGTTGCGGTAGAGCTCGAATGCTGCGGGCACTGCTGCCCAATCACGATCGCGCAGGCACCTGCTGATCGTCTCAAATCCAGCGGAGCCGTAGAAGCCAGCGCCCAGGTTGTAGGCGAAGCTGACCAGCGCAGATCGCTGGTTGTCATCCATCACATTCCAATGCGGCACGGTGGTGCGCAGCTTGTCTGTGATGCGATCGATCTCGAGGCGCAGCAGCATGTCAGCCTCGATCACATTGATCTTGTCGCCGCGCTTCACGGGTGTACCGCTGCTGTAGCGCGTGGTGCCATAGCCGATCGTCCAGGGCTCACCACCGCTGAGCGGGTCAGGGTATGCGCTGAGGTGACAGCCCTCAAACTCCTTGATCAGTGCGATGGCCGCGGCCAGATCGGTCTGCTTGCCGTCTTGGCTCCAGGTTTGGAACCAGTCCCGATCGCGCCGCATCACAGCGTCGTAGGCATTGGCGGCCAGGTCAGCCTCTAGCTGCTGGATTGCTGCAGCCTGGTGCGGCTGGCCCTTGTAGTACTTGAACAGCTGTTGGAGTGTGATCGGCGCATCGTTCGCCATGGTTCAGCGGCGCTGCTTTGGGAACACGATGCGCAGCGCTTGGAAGATCAGCTGCAGCCAGCTGTTGGATTTAAGCGGCGAGACGGCGATCACCTCAGAGCCTGCTGCTACAAGGATGGCGATCACCGCAATGGTGCTTGCATGATCCATGGCTAGCAGGATGGCGGACGTGCTTCCAACTTAGAGACGCGCTGCTCCACCGTCGATATGCGGGTGAATGTCTCGCGCCGATCTTCCTTGATGTCTTGATGCAGCACCTCTAGCTGCGTAGCAATGTGCTCCACAGCTGAGGTGAGTCTGATTACCGCCTCGCGGGCTTCATCTGATTTGCGGCTGAAGCCAGCAGCACCCATGGCTGCAACTGAAATTGAAGCGCCAGCAATGGCGGCGATCACTTCGACCATGGCGCCATGGTGGTACCTGTTCAGCTTACCGACCTTGTCCGCGGAGGGGTTTCTTGCCGCGCCTACGTGGCCGTGACCGCTGGCCATAGCCTTGGCGCGTGGTCTTAGGTGGCCCGACATGATGCTCGATGCGAGCGGTGCCGGTCTTGACTTTTACTGCCACGGCAGACCTTGACCGGTGACGGGCTGACGCTGCTGATCCAGCTGCTGCTGGAGTGCGCCCTCGATCTCGGCAACCTTCTCGGCGCCGAAATGGTCTTTCACCCACTGCACGCAGGTCTCGGGTATGAGATCGGCGAAGGGGATCATGGCGTCGGGGTCAGGCTCCGGCAGGCCGATCGAGCCATAGGCGCCGGCGCTGTAGGTGCCGTCATGCGCCGAGATGGTCCAGTGGATCGTGGTCACTGCACCATCGGCGAGCTGGCGATCCATGTTGGCGATCGCCCAGGTGAAGGTGGTGGCCATGGGTGGGGTCCTGTGGTGGCAGCTTAGGTGTGGTGCAACCAGTTGAGTAGGCCGGTTGCCCGCCTAGTGACGTGGACTGGCCAACTTCAAACTTGAATCAAATTAGAAGTTGACTAGAGAAGGTGACTACTGGGCTTCAAGCTGCTCCACGGCACGACGAAGATCTTGCAGGATTTCAGGCAGGTAATGCCCGTCCCGCTCCATCACTTCTAGATGCTTCAGGGATTGCTCCTTCAGTGTTGCGGGTTTTGGACGGCGGGCGGCGCGGAAGGTTCTTAAGTCAAGATCAACCCATGACTCGGTTTTATAAAACTCTTGGAACCACTCGCAGCACGCATCCAATTCCTGATCGGCGCCGTACTGAGCAGCCAGCTTGGCTAAGCAAATGTCGTCACTACCGACAACTGCACCGGGACCGCCGTAGATCTCATCAGTCCACTGCTGCACCAAGGCAATCGTTACGTCCAGATCGGAACTCCTAATTTGGGGATTATTAGGAGATGATTTGGAGTTCAGCGCCCAGTCGATGCAGAGCTTGGCAAACGTCTTGCAGTAGCCAGGATGACCGCGCTTTTGGCTGTCTACCCTCGCTTGCTCGGAAAACTTTTTGAGCAGGTGCGGCGGTGGCACCTTCGAGTAATCTTCGTTGGTCATGGTCTCCAGGGGATCGTGGCCAGGGGCAGGAGGTGCAAACTCGCTGCCCCACCACTATACGCTTGACGCGGGCGATCAGACCATATTGGTGACATCAACAAAATGGTCTAGTGAGTAGGGCTACTTGCCCCAGCGCTCTAGAACAGTACGAGCAAACTCAATGCAAGTAGGAGTTTCCGTGTCACCTGTTCTGTAGATCAGATCAAAGAGTTCAAGAAGTTCTTTGTCGGTCGGAGGTTGAAGGTCTGTTGTCTGCATAGGTCTAGTTGCTTTCAAGGGCTATAACTTTAGCCTCAAGGGTTTCGATGCGAAGCTGTGCTTCTTGGAGAGCCTTAATTGCCATCCACATCATTTGCTGATCTTTGACGCCGAGCTTTTCGGGCTGGTCTTCGGTTGCCTCTTGGAAGACGGTGATCACTTCCGGGCAGCTTTCGGCAACCTGCTGGGCGATAACGCCCATGTTCAGATCCGCATCATCGGGCTGATCCTTGTAGCGGAAGTTGACGATCTCCCACTCTTTTAAGCAGTCCCAAGTGCTAGCGGCAGGGGCAATGCCTTTCTTGACGTTGCGGTCGGAAAGGTTGACGTTGTTCGCGCTGTAGTTCTGTATGCCACCATTAGTAAGGATGGTGGTACGGTTAGTTGCGCTCCCAATGCACTGAAGGAAGTAATTAGTGTTGCTATTCTGATCGTTGGCCGTGGTGATGTTGATGCCGTATTGCTGGCCGCTCGTTCCGTTGTGAGCGACGTATAGAGCCTGGCTGCCATCCTTTACGCATGTAATATCTGTTCTGCCCTTATTATCTATCCTCATCCGCTCCGTCGGGCTGCTCGCCCCGTCGGCGGTAGTGGAGAACACTAATCGTCCCGGCATGTCGTTAGCGCCGGGGGTGCCGTCTACTTGAGCAGCGATAGCTGCTGCTTCAACAAATTCGGTTCCATCAGATGCTTGGTATGAAACTACTCCAATAAAATCTGAATCATTTACAATAGCTGTTCCGCCAACGGCAGATCCGCGAGTTTTTCCGAGAAATAAATAAGGTGGACCCGAATTAGCTTGGTTTCTAATAATTGATACAGAAGAGCTACCAACTGAGACTCCTTCTACTTGAAGATTGCAATCAGAACCTGTTGTATTAAAGAAACTTCCTCGGCTAGTAGACGTGCCAACTAACAACCTGCCGGAGCTGTCAATAGTGGACCGCAAAAGTCCGGTAGTGTAAAATTCTAAATTATCAGAAGCGTGGTTATAACCGACAATACCTCGGTATGGCTCCGTCCCGGCTGTTCCGTCTGCAAAATAAACCGCTGAATACGAACTAGAACCTGCTGCAATAGTGATGCCTTGATTGCCAGAAGCGCTGCCAACAACTAATTGATTTGCGGCAGAGCTATAGCTTCCAGGCGAAGTAGTGCCAATCCCTACGCGGCCTCGATTAGAGGCAAGAATCACATTCCCGTCAGTGCCGGTCCCTCCTTTTTGACCGCCGTCAATAAAGACATTGCCGCCATTTGCAGTGCCGCCCCATGAAGGGTCTTGACCGCCAGCTTCAAGGTAGAGAGCGCCACCGTTATAGTTTGTTTGCCGTGTGTCGCCGGCCTGGATGTAGAGGGGGCGCCCACTTTCAGCCTTGGTATTTGGCTTGATATATGGAGCAGCGGATGAAAATAGGAGATGTCCGTTGATATCAAGAATCGCCCCTGCCAACACATTCCCTGAATTGTCTTCAGGTGTTTCAGCACCAGGGCTACTAGTGCCCAGCCCCAAGCGGCCACTGGAGTCCAGGCGCAGGCGCTCAGTTCCGCCGGTGGCCACGGAGACCTGATCTGCACCAGGGCTGTAGATGCCGGTATTTGGATCCCCGGTGAAGGTCAGCGATGGCGCCGTTGCGCTACCGAGTGGATAGCTGAAGCGCTCGCTGCTAGTCCACGCATCGGTGGCGTCAACCCAGTTGATCGTCTTATCGGTTGCGCCTTTTAGCGTGATGCCACCACCGTCGGCTGTCACATCAGTCGGGCTAGTGACATTGCCGATGATGATGTTCTTGTCTTCAACCAGGAGATTCTCCGTGTTGATCGTGGTGGTGGTGCCATTCACGGTTAGATCACCGGCCAGTGTCAGATTGTCTGACCAGCTCACATTGGTGCCATCAGTGACAATCACCTGATTAGCAGTGCCATTCGCCAGCTTGCTGACAGCGATCTCGGCGCTGCCGCTGATGTCTGCATTAACGATGGTGCCATCGGCGATCATCGTGCTGGTAACGCTGCCGGTGTCGCCGGTGGTGATGACGGTGCCGCTTGCGTTGGGCAGCGTGATCGTTCGGTCGGCAGTGGGATCACTGACTGCCAGCGTCGTTTCAAAGCCATTGGCGGTGCTGCCTTCAAAGGTCAGGCTGCCAGTGGTACCGATCTCAAGGTTGCCCGTGATCGTCAGATTGCCGCTGCCATCAGGAATGGGCAGATAAGCAAGGCTGTTCCAGTTGGTGGTGCCGTCACCAATCTTGAACTTCTTGGTGTCTGTCTCATAGCCGATCTCACCAGATAGCAGAATCGGATTGGCGGCTGTCCAATTTGCAGCGGTATCTTTCCGCTGCGCCATCTGTACGCGGATCGTAGTTGCAGTCATGATTCAGCACCACCAGCTTGAATGATAAGAGTGGCAGCCACTGCCGGATCGGCATCGTCTGCTTGCAAGATGAATGGCGCGGTGCCACTCATTGCGTAGGAGGTGAAGGCAGCCTCTGCACCAAGCGCAGCAGGTTCGCCCACGAGGGTGTAGAGCAGGAAGTTGCCGATCAGTGCGACCAGCTCAACGGTCATATCGGTGTAGACGCCACGTTGCACCTCGTCTGGTTTGGCGCCATAGCGGTAGAACGCATCAGATGGCACTACATCAGCGCTGCCCCATAGGGTGCTTGATACCGTGAAGGTGCGATGACTGCCGGCCGCGTCGACGTAGTGATCACGGATCAGCGTGGCCTGAGCTTCTGTCAGGTTGGTGTAGGTCAGCACCAAGCGGTAGTTGCTTTGCCGCAGGCTGTGCCTGAACAGAACGGGCGCACCATTGATCGTGTCCTCAACGCTGACATTCAATCCGCCAAGGTCATAGCTGAAACCAGCAGGTGATAGCGATGGGTAGGCGTTCATATCAGGTATGGCGGCAGGAGCTGCAGCTCTACTGTGGCATCAGTGATGTCACATGACTGCTCGATCTGCGGCGGCGATAGGTAGCGCCATAGATAGCCTGATGGAAACGTCAGGTTTGTGGCGATCAGAACTGAGCTTGGCAGATCAAACGGCTCGAAGATGCCATGCAAGCTGTAATGGCTGACGAGGTTGAACGACTCGGCAGATGTGAGCCGTGTGAAGGTCATGCGCAGCACGTGGCCAACGCTTGCATTGCTGTGGCGCACGCTGGATTGATAGCCATCCAATACGGCGAATTCACTGCTGGCATTGGTGCCAGGCGTATAGGTGCGACTTGCTGGTGATAGCGCGGGAAAGGTGGCCATGGCTTAACTTGTTTTCGTGAAGGATCCTGTGATCGTATGTTGCGTGCCTGAAGGATAGAAGCATGACATGGTTATTCCACCCAGGTAAGTTACTGATATGATCGAACCAGTCGAAGACTTTCTGTAGATGTAGAAACCGCTTCCGCCTCCCGAGCAAGGCACGCTTGTTCTTGTTATTGTGGCGTTGGCGTTAAATTTCGACGCGCTGCCTTCTATTGGGTTTCCAATGATCACGTCGCTGATCGTATCGGCGGCAACGGTTAGATACTGTCCGGCCGACAAGGTAAATGTCTCTGAAACATTTGTTGTTGCAGATGTGTACCCATCTGTCATGACGCCCGAATAGCCCCATGTTCCAGCTGTTGCAATAACCGCTGGCGTCTGTCCCAGTGTTTGCGGAGGTCCCCACCCATCTGGTGTTGATGGGTCCTTGCATCGGCCAGTCGCAACGATGTAATGATCAATTTCGTTGGTTGTGAGTAATAAATCCCACGATCCAGCAATCGGTTGGTCTTGACAGGCAATATTGGTTTCTACTCCTGTGTTTTTGTTGATCTTGCTCCAACACACTTGGCCAGCACAAGCAAAGTTGACCTGTGGCACTGATAGTATGTCGTCAACTATTGGCACGTCATCAGGACCTGTTGCTCCATCAATCGGCTGCTTGGGGATTGGTTTTTCAAGCGGATCAGCCGGATTGTCCCATCCGCCGATTGGTGTCTGACCGCCACTGGACTCGCCGGGAGGCTGCGTCACATCAGGACCGATGGGCGGGCTGCCGCCTTCTGGCCATGTTGATTCAGTCGGTGCAGGCAGATCAACCGTGGCATCGCCTATATCAGGCGTGTCATCAAACGCCGGGTAATCAATGCCGCCACCACCGACTGGCGTGTTGTCTGATGATGAGTTGTCGTCGCAGCTGTAATCACTGCGGCCTGCTGCGATCGTGATACCTGGCGCTGTTGCAGCTGCCACTTCAAGCGCCACCAAGCTGCGGCCTTGTGAATCGATCGGATAGTGCGTCAGATCAAAGACGCACGCACCACTCGCCGTTTTCTCAATCCGCTCGACCTCATACAGAAAGTCGTGATAGTCCAATGCTGCTAGCGCTGTCTCGCGGCGCAGCCTGACGCGCACGATATCGCCCAGTGTCAACGTGCTGTTGTAGCTGGCAGGACGCACTGTCAGCCTCAGCGTATGCGTGATGTATTTGCGTCGCGCCAAGCGGTACGCGCCAACCTTGACGGCATGTGTTTCGCTGGTGCAGTAGCCGCTGAGGTCATACTGCTCAAACGGACCAGCTGATGCTTCGCCGGTATAGCTGATCTCAGTAGTGCGCGCAAATCCAATGTCAGAATCTGGTTGCTGCCGCCACATCATCTGCAGCGTGACAGGCTGCCGCTCGCTCAGAGGGATGTATTGGATCTCGAAACCATCCGGTAGCAGGTGATCCTCAGTGAACGTGAACGACCATCCGATGGCAGTGGTCTTGATCGTATGGTTTGCATTCACCGGTAGCCGTGGCTTAAATCCGAACTTGCCGTTCAGCTCCACAAGGCGCAGCAGGTAGTCGTTGCTGATCTGCTCGAGCCATTCGTCAAGGTTCAGGCTCTCCTGAAACACGCCATTGAAATGCAGCCCATTGGTCTCGGTGAAGTTGGCCGCGGCCAACATCTGCGTGTTGTCGATCAGCGTGCTCGGGATCCGGCCTGATTGATTCATCAGGTAAATCGCCAGATCAATCACGTTGTTACTAGGTCCCAACGTGCTATCAATGATCCGCGTGATCTGAATGCCTTGACGCACGAACACATGCAGCTGATGCTCCCATCGTTCGCTGCCATCCACGAACGTGTTCACATAGCTCATTGTGGTCATGTCTTCATATCGCCCTGATGTGCCGCAGTAGTAAGGGCACGCCCATGGATCCTTGCCGGATACGGTGGTGACGAAGTTGCCGGGCGTCCATGTACCGGCTCTTCGGTCATAGGTTTGATTCCAAGTGCCTTGGCGGCATGGCCCGACGAAACAATCCTTGATGGCGATCTGCGGCAGTTCGCCTTCACTGAGCACCACCATTAAGCTGACGGTCAGCGCATTGGTGGTGCCATCGTTCTGATAGCGCGCTTCTGTTGCGCCGGGGCTGACCATGACGCCGCCATTGTTGGAGACGCGGCGACAGAAGACGATCGGTACCGGATCGCCGATCTTGTATGCGCGCTGCTGGCTGGTCAGATCATCAGCGGCTTGTGCTGCTGCCTCGAGTAGTGGCGGATCAGCTAGGCCGCTTTGGTAAGCCAAGAGCGATAGCGGATCCGAGATGTTGAGGCTCATATCCGCAGTGGCGACCCGATCTGATAGGTGGTGAACTTACGCGGCGGCACCTGCGCGCCTACTGGTGACAGGCTACTGCCAAGCTCCACATCAAGCCGTGTGAAGCTACCAGAGACATCCACCACCTCAGCGGTGTAGCTGGCGATCAAGTCCTGCCCAGCTTGCGGTGCGGTGTTATCCAGTCGGCTGTCAAACTCATAGATCTTGAGCTCGCAGAACCGGCCGTAGCTCAATGCGAGCGTGAATGCTTGCACCACGCTGTTGGTGGCTGGCACTGTGATGCTCACCGATTTGCCGCCACTGGCGCCGGATTCAATGATGCCGCTAGCGCTGAATGGCATGTATGACCAGCTGGCGCCACCAAGCGTTACGGTCTGATTCACGTAGTAGGTCTGCCACCTGGCGTAGGTGGTGGTTGCATCAAAGATGCGCAGGTATTGGCTTTGCGCCCTGTTGCTCATCAGAATGCACCTTGATAACGCCGGCCGCCATAAGAGCGATTATTGCGAAAGATTTGATCGCCAAACTGTTTTAATGCTAGCTCAAGATCTTTAACAGTCACATATCGCTGGCTATCTTGCTGCAGCACCGGGCCGGTAGTGATCTGCACAGTGGTATTTGCTGCACCACCCTTCAGGGCAAAATCACCTGGCCCACCGCTCAAGGCAAAACCACCTGGCCCACCAACATATCCGCCACTTGCAAATGCAGGAATTACATTGCTGCCGCGAAGACCTGAAAGATAGTTAGTCGCGGCCTTGGCCATCTTGTGTTCGGGGATGATGTATTCAGGACCAGCCTCGCCAACCATGGCCAGGGTGGGGCCTGAGACGACACCACCAGCAGCAAAGGCCGGAACTGTGACTTGTGGGATTGTCGGAATGTCAGGCGCAGGTAGACGGTTGTAGCCAGCGATCAAGACGTTGATGCCACGTGTTGCCGTGTTGATGCCATTGGCGATGAACTGCAGCAAGCCACGGAATACGTTTTTGATTACGTTGATCGCCGCTGTGAATGGCGCAGTCAAGATGCTGGCCAGCGAGCTGAATCCTGCCTTGATGCCGCGAATCACTATGTCAACGCCAGTGACCACTGGCTTGATGAAAACGTTGTAATACAACTTGGCAGCAGCAGTGATCACCTCGCCTATCGCCTTGAACGCCTCAGCGATATCATCACGGAATGCGTAGATCGCAATGCCTGCAGCAACGGCAAGTGCAACCCACCCAACTGGCCCACTAAACACAGCAGCGATAGCGGCAAGTAATCCACCGGATCCGGTTAATGCACCTATGACTGTGCCGATGGCCGGGCCGATCGTGGTGATGATTGAAATTACCGCGGAGATAGCTGGCGCCAGTGCAGCGAAGGCAGTAACCAATCCACCGAAGATGAGAATCGCGGACTGCAGTGGTTCAGGCAATGCCGAGAATCCTTGGATGAGTCCCACCAACGCCTCAGCAATCGCTGTGATGGCAGGCAGCAATGCCGTCACGGCATCACTGAATGGCCCAGCTAATGCAATGCCAATCGCGTTTAGCGTGTCGTTGAACTTGTCTGATGCCTGCGCCAACTCTGTGTCGATCGTTGCTGAGTATTGACTGAGAGCTTCACGGCCTTGATTCAAAAGCGGAATCAGGTTGACGCCACTCTTGCCGAACAGTTCCTGCGCAAGCGCTGCTTTTTCAGCACCGTCTGGCAGCTTGGCAAAGACATCCGAGATCGACAGCATGATCTCATCAAGGCTCTTCACCTTGCCGTTTGCGTCAACCGCACTAATGCCAATGCTTCTGAGTGCTTCAGATGTCTTGGATGCAGGATCAACAACACCTCGCGCCAGTCGGCTCATGGCCTTGGCAACCTCATCAACCGAGCTGCCGCTGTCAGCTGCAGCATTGCCAAACCGGCTGAGGCTTTCAACAGCCACGCCAGTTCGCTGGCTCAGGTCGTTCAGATTGTCTGCTGCATCAATTGTTCGCTTTGCGATGGCAGCCAACCCGGCCAATGCAGCGGCTGGAATCAACGATCCAACGCCAGCAGTGATCTTGCCTGTTACCTGGCCAAGCTTGCCGAATGCACCTGCTGCGCTAGTGGCCTGCTGGCTTGTCTTACCCAGTGCAGCATTAAGCGCATTGACTTCATTGGTGCCATCGACCTTGGCTCTGATGGTCAGAGCCGTAGTCATGTCCAACGCCATGGCTTAATCCTTGCGGCTGTTGACGATCTCAACCACTTTAGCCTCGATCACCTGCAGGTCCTCAAGCATCATGCGTGGGTCGTCGATCTGATACAGATCCATGACCCATCGCACAGCGCCATAGTCCAAACCGACGATGCCGGATGATCCGGCACGCCACTGCGTCTGCACCCTGAGGAACAGCTCAACCACCGGCCACGCATCAGCAATCACTTCGTAGTGCTCGTTGCGTTGACTGAGATCTGGCAGCACCAGCCCGAAGGCTGCAGCGTCATCCTCAGTTTCATCAATCGTTGCGCCACTGGCCCAATACTCAGCGGCGCCGATCAGTTTTTTCGCTTCTGCTCAACAAGCGACTCGAAGTATGCGCCAATCAATGCGCCAGCCACCATGGGCACATCAAGCAGCTGAGCCTTGGCAGCCTCAGTGAATGGCACCTCATCACCATCGGCATCCACCACGCCAGACCAGCCGACGAGCAACTCATCGGCAACGCTCTGATCTGTCACGCCATTGTCCAGATCCTCGTTGTGCTCAGCAGCCTTGAGTCGTTGCTGCACCAGCTGTTGGATCTCATTGATGCGGCTTTGTGGTAGGCGCTTGAAGACCGCATCAAATGTCGACTTTTCACGCTTGCCGCCATCAGCCGGCAGGCGGAGCACCACCGGCCAGCTGTAGCTCTGCGATTGACTGAGGACAAATGCCATGCGATCAGGTGAAGACCAGACTCATCTCATCATTGCCTGAACTGGTCGGAACCGCAATGAATGGCAGGTTGAGCATCTGGATGCCGTCCTGATCCGAGTAGGTGAGATTGCCCAAGTCGGATTGTGCAGTGGTCATCGTGACGATGTTGCCAGCCGTCTGGCCGTGCTGGAAGGTAATGCTGCCAGTGCTGCTGCCAGTAGCCGCGGCAAAGAAATCCTTGGCCGTGATCGTCGGCGCCTCAATCACTACGGTGCCGCTGGGTGCGCGGTTGGTGATCATGATCTCCTTGGTGCAACCCACCAGCTCGCGGTAGATCACATCATTGGCCATGTTGAAGCTGTAGCTCATCAGGCAGCCGGCATAGCTGAATGCTGAGAAGCTGGTGGTGTTGCCTTCCTTAAAGATCACTGGCGTTGCCTGATCGTTGTAGGTAGGCGTCGGCAGCGCTGTGTCAGTCGGTGCGTTGTAGATCCCAGTCAGCGTGAAGCTGATCACCGGGATCTGGCCCACCTCGCAGTTCATCTCGAAGGTACCGCGGCAGCCGGTCACCTTGTGGCGGATGCCGTCTTGGTGGTAGTAGATGGTTGAGCTTTCAAAGCCAGCGCTCTCTGGCGCATAGGTAGCGCTCGTGCTGGTCACTAGCGTTTCGCTGAGACCGCAGCTCCGCAGAATCGGACCATAGGCCGGTGCAGTGCCAGCAGTGCCGGAGCCAGCCAGTTCAACCTCAAACGAAACCTCGACACGCGTCTGACTGAGCAGCTGATCAGACTGACCAAGGAAGGGGCGCACCAGCTCGCGGTTCACTGTTTCGGACAGCAACGGCTGGATCTCAAGGTTCCGCACCAAGATGGCATCACTGCCTGCTGGTGTTGAGTCAGTGCCGTAGGTGGTCTCGATCTTTGCCAGGATCAGGCGCCGGCGTGTCAGAACTGATGCCATTGGTGGCTCCCCAGAGTTGAATCAACGGGCGCCGAGGCCCTGCTCAGCTTCTATCGTAGCCGCCA